TCAATGCAGTAAGATATTTTTTCACAAAGAAGTCATTATATACTCTTGAGAAGTCATTTGGATCTAAAAGTCTATAACAATCAATAACCAGATAATCATCTACAACAACACTTTCCCAATCAATATCTAAATACAGTCTATCTTGTCTTTGGTTAAATCTAATTTGCTTTTCTGTCGTCAGAGCAAAATCTAAATCTTCCAAATATCTCTTTGTCATCGCATAGGTCAAAATTTCAGTTGAACCAAAATAATACATGTCATTTAAGAACAACTGATACTTGACACTGAACATGTTACTAGTTGCAGTGTTAGCACCGTCAAATCTAAAAATTTTACTTATACCAATAACCGCTGGTGGAATTTGAATATAGTTGCTATTTTCTTCATAAGAAAATGTTACCGCAGTTCCAACAATAGTTGACTCTGCAGTTGTTGTGACAATACCGATAGGATTTGCAGCAGCTCTACCTCTTCCCCTATCAATATCATCTTGTGTTATTTTATATTTTAAATATGTCTGAACAACCCCATCATAATGTCTTTCGTGGAAATATTGTAAAGCATCATCAACTAAATCTTCTACTTGTTCATCGGCAATATTAATCTCCAATACAGGAGCACCTAACTGCCTCTTGCAATAGTTTATGAGTTCTGCCCTGTTAGATGGTTGTGCCATTTATGATATACTATCTTTCTAGTATTTATAGTGTGCTTATAGACGACACCCCTGGTCGAACAAGAATATTACCATTAACCAATGTATATATGGTACTACCAGAACCGACTATAAAATCATAGACATATCGACCCTCAGTTAAAGACTGAGTTGTTGTTCCACCAAGAGAAATACGAACCTTTCCTGCAGCAGCACTAGTAAATCCAACAACAAAGGTTGCTGCAGGAAAAGAAGTTGATCCAACGGCAGTGCTCTTAGTCATTTGTGATGACCCAGAGTAACCTGTAAAATCAAATGCCGTGTTTGAAGTTGTGACTACTTCAAAATCTCCATTAAAATTTGCTCCACCTAAAATAGTAAAATTGGCAGCTGGTGATGAATCTGCATTTGGATCAAAAGTTATTTTTTTAGTTGCCATCAGTTAGTCCTATGATTTGCATTGTTTCCTGCTGTTTATAATAAAGTTTGCAAAAAGACTTTGCAATATTACGGAGTTGTTCACAGTCATCACAACTATCTATCTCTGTTGCGACTTGAGTATACGCAAAATTTTTGGATAAATTTTTGATTTCAATTTGATCAGGATTCATTTGATAATCTCCTTTAAGAGCGACTTGATTTCATTTAAATCATCTTTGATACATGATAACTCATCTTCAAGATCTTGCACTTTTTGAGTTTCACTTTTTTTGATGTCTCTACGAGAAATATACTCCTCGTATTTACTTTTGTTTGTATTAATGATTGCATTTGTCACAGGGTCTCTGACTAAATCAGAATGACCCTTTACTCTTACGTCTTCCATATTATGCTAAAGTAATTGTTCTCAATTCTTTAATTCTTGGAGCGTATGCTTGATTGGTAGAAGTAGCAATCAATTTAATACGATAAGACTTAAAGGCAGGTAAATTATCAACAGTAAACTCATGCTCTTTGAATGTTAAATCTCTAGATAAGAAACCTTCTGATGCATTCGCCGGAGGAACAACTCTATCTGATGATCCGTCATTGTTTGAAGTATATCCTGGGAATGCTTCAAAGATTGGTGTAAATCCTTGATCTTCACCAATTGCATAGAATGCTCTAATATCATTAAATTGATTAATGTGAGCAGTGAGAAGAATCTTAATGCTCGTTGCAGAAGTTTCTAAAGTATTTTCTCCAGAGATATATTGGAATGCATTAGGATCATCATCAATCGAATTGACTCTATTATCTTCAGTGTAGTTTGAAATTGGTGCATCAACTCTGTTTGAAATAAGAATAGCACTAACTCTTTGTGCGTCAATAATTGGACTTAAACGAGAATCAGAAGACTCAAGTGAAATCGACATGTTGAACGAACGATCACCAGGCAATTGTTGTAAAACTGCACTGTTTGTCTCATTTACTCTAGATGCAATAATTCTTGGAGATGAGAAGTAATTTGTTGCATTAAGAGTTACATCTTCAGTACCAGCGTTATTAAATGGAACTGGTAAATTTTGACCAGAACCATTACCAAGGTTTGATCCTGATGTTGTTCTAACTGTTGCGCTGAGAGATGTTCCCGGAACAGTTACGTTTTGAACTGAAGGAACAATAGCCTCAAATGGCATGTTTTGAGTGGCTTTAATATTATATCCACCATCAGACTTTGTTTCATTATAATAGAGAACTGGGAAATTAGTTCCTACACTTCTATCAACTCCATCAGAACTCATATCCACCTTAATTGCATATGAATCAAATCCAATTGGATTAGAGAGAGTAACATCACTCAATACATGTGTCTTGTTAACTCTCCTCAGCGAAACTCCACCCATTTCATATTTGTAAACAGGTGTTCCCACGACATAATTTTTAGGATTAGAACCTCTAGTAATACCACCAATTGTTCCTGTAGACGTTTCGGTATAAGTAAGAATTTCATCACCAATTCTTACATAACCAGCGGTTGTTGTTCCAACACCAATATTTTCAAACGTGCTAAACTCAGAGGAGTTTTCTACAAGAAGATCAGCAGTTGAATCTGCACTGTATGGTGAGGTTAATTTAGTTGGTACAACATCACTCTCTACACCAGATATCGTAACTCTATTGTTTTCATGGTACATACCATGGTTTTTATGATCAACAATGAGATGAACACCATCATTATTACCAACCGTTCTAATTTCTGTTGGTGTTACGTTACCATTAGTACCATTCAATGTCACCAAGGAACCAGAACTATTTGTAAACTGTAGAGTTTTTCCTGCTCCAACTTCAAAATCACCTTGAACATTGTCAAGTATAATTTCGTTTGTGCTAGCAAGTGATACAAGAGAGAATCTTGCATTTCTACCTGCTGGGTTGTTGCCAAGACTACTAATACCCAGAACATCACCGACAACATAACCAGAACCACCGTTAACAATAGTTGCTCCAACAGCAACACCATTATTAATTGAAATATTGGCAGTTAGATTTTGACCAGATCCAGTAATGCTTGTCAAAGCAACTCCCGTATAAGTCAGTGCGCCGGAACTTGGAGTATAACCAAGTCCTGCATTTGTAATCGTTAATGCTCCAGTTCCAGATCCAGCAGATCCAACAAAGTTACCAGTTGCATTTGACCCCTGTTGAGAGAAAGTATTCCCAATCTCAAGGGCATTACTACCAAAGACAGTTGTTCCTAAACCAACTCTAATTTTCTTAGAACTGATATTGATGGAGTCGGGTTGAAGAGTTGGAATCTGTTTATTACCCTCTCCAAGAATTGGATTATAAACCTCAAGTGAACCATTCTGTACAAAGTCTGCACGACGTATGGTGAACTTAAGGTCTTCCCATTGACTTGGTTCCCATGTAGAAGCATTCTGGGATTTAAACAGAGATCCAAGGTATGGTTGATTAGAAATAAATTCATCAGTTAGTAGATCAGTTTCGCCAACCCTAGAAATAAACACTCTGTATTTTGTAGACCAAGACGCAAGTGTGAGTGCATATTCTCCACCACCCTCAAGGTAAACAGGTGCTTTAAAGTTAATTGTGGTTGGTACTGTTCCATCAGCAGAGATATTAATTTGATCTGGTGTTAAAATAATTTCAGAGAAAGGAAGAATCTTCTGAGTTGGAACACCATTTTGCATGGTACGAATTTGGAATGTCATGGGAATATCCATGTCATCCTTGGTTTGGAAAAATACATCACAACTTGTAATAAACACACCAGTCTCATCTAAGACTTGGAATGATTGTGCTAAAGGATCATACCACTCAGTGACGTTAGTAATGGTAGTTGTTGAATCAATTACATTACTTGCTGTAACTTGTGACCCAATAAGTTCTCTTCTTGCTCTGCTTTCAGTTTCATGTCTAATTTGAACTTCAGCATTTCTAACGGAAACAATTTGCTCTTGAACAGTTTCAAGTGTTCCTGTTGCAGTATATTTTTGCTCACCAATCGTGGATGCAACATTCTGATCATTATTAGGATCATCAACTAAGGTGAAAGTTTTATCTCCTGTTTCAAACTTAGGATTTCCTGCAACATTTGGATCTGGAATGTAGAAACTTCCTATCAAAGTTGAACCTAAGTCTGACATAAGTCTTAGGTTTGAAATAGTTGCTTGTGCTCCACTAGTTTGACCAACGAGAACCATGTCTTTAGCGACATACCCAAAGTACTCACCTTGTGCTTGCAAAGAAAGTGCATAAGTATCAACATTCAGAACGCTTGATGTTGAAGAATATGTTTCGGGTAAAACATTTCCTTGACCTGGAACTTGAACTTGACCAGGAGTTCCTAAGAATGTCTCAACTGCAGTTGGAGAAACTTGTGACAGATACGGATTATTTCTATAGACTTGAGTAGGAGCATTAAATGGACCTTCTTTATGGTTAGCTTGAGCAACTCTAAATCTAATTGCAGGTGTTTTGGATCCTCTGTTTCCTAAACCAGTGCCCTCCATTTTACCAAAAACTGTCTCTCCAACCTGGAATACACCAGAAGTCATTGCAATTTCTAACAGTTTTGGAACACAATACTTACTTACATCTCTAGAGTCAAAGAATGGATATATTCTAGTAAGGGGTCTTACTTTATTAGCAACAAATTGTACGTTCCTGGAACGCATTATCGCGATAAGGTCTCTACTAAGAACTCTATCACCCATTGAAGTGTTATCAAATCTTTCAGTAATAACAGTTCTCTGACCTCTTCTATTATCACTTCCAATTCTAAATGTATCAGTTACGGTGTCTTGTATGGTAAAGGTTGTATTAGTTTCAGTCCAACTACGAGTTCTACCTTGTGCACCAGGTCCTTGTTGACGGCGGCTGGTGGTTACAGTGTTTGCTCCACCACCACCAGAACGAGTCTCTTGTCTAGTTCCACCATCTCTCTGGGTTTGCTCTGTTCCAGTCCATGTGGTTTCCCAAGAATTCCACTGAACGGGGAAGAATCCATTTTGAGGATCAGGTTCACCAAATTGTCTTGTGGCTTTTGCCATTTCCTCTGCATAATTACCCTCAGTTTGGATAACTTTTGCTTCAACTCTTGCTGTATCAACCCATGTATCCGATGAAGGGTTCAGTTCAACAGATGCTTGCCAGAAACTAACTAAGAAAGGTGTTATACTTTCAGTTCTTGTGGCAAAGTTTTGTGTTAACCACTCAACTTCTGTATAATCTAAAGTAATAATATCAGAAGAACGCTTAATGTTTTCTCCATCAGGTGCTGTGAATCCAAGATCAGTTTGTGTTGTGACACCTTCTACAGGTTCAACCGTCAAGTCAAGGGAGTTTGTAAAGTGTCTTGGACGTAGTTCTCTACGTTTAACATCCAAAGAATTCTTTACTGGAATACTAGTCTCTTGCGGTAAAAGAGTGGTAAAATCATCAACAAAGAAACCAGACTTAAATCTGTTTAAACCTTCAGAGTCAGCAATAAACAAACTCTCAGTATTAACCTCTAATAAAGATAAAGTAGTATAATATTCTAAACTTCTAATTCTATCCTCAAGTTTTTTGATATCGGACATACGATATCTCTTGTGCTCTAAGAAAGATACCGTTGCATCACTAGTGGTAAGAAGATATGGTTGTAATTTTACTGTAGCAATTTCCAGGGCATCATCTAATGGAACTGGTCTTTCATAGTTTTCTGATGGAGCACCTTGCTGAACTTGAAGTCTTCCATCTTTTGTCATGAAAACTCTATCATATCTTCCAAGATAGAATGAAAAATCAAGGTTAATTGATTCATCAGAAGCTAGAATATTTGCTACAGAATTTCCACCACCATTGTATGATCTTCCTAAGAATTCTAAAGGAGATCTAGAACCCTCTGAAACTGAATAATCAGAAACTCTTGGTCTAATATCAATTAAATCTGTATTTCTCTCACCATTGATGGATTGAATTTCAAGGTCATAATCAAATGATTCATAAGAATTTTTAGTAATCAAGTCTCCGTCATCATTATCTTCAAAATAAGCATTAGCGAAATATACTTTTAATTGTCTAGTAGGTGGTCTTGCATTAGACTTTCTTTTTAAGAAACCTTGACCATAGATAGATGATTTCTGTCCGTTATTAAATTCAAAGTGATTTGAAATTGCTCTACTAGGAGTGTTTAATGTCGTCAGAGTTGCAGTAATATTTGACTCGGAGAAGACTATTGTTTCTCCTTCAGTGAAGTTTATATCAGTTCTAGGAACATATGTAATTTGACTATCAGTTAGTTTTTCTGTGTATACTGCTCTAGCACCAGATGATTGACCTACTATAAATTCGCCAACAATTAAATCTGAAGTTTTACCGGTAAAACCGCTTATAGCAGATAATGTTGCTTGGGGTGCAGATGCTGCAGATGTGTTTGTGGATTCATAAACACCAAGTATTCTGATAATATCGGGTTTGTTCAGAGAAATTCTTTCATCTTCAACTCTAGTTCCAAATGGGAAATTACCAAAAGTCAAACCATTATTTAAAGTTGTGCTTCCCGTTCCTGCACCAGAATTGATTGACTTGTCAACAACTAAAGTGTTTACTCTATTTTGTCTCTTAATTTTTTCTTTTAGACTAGACTTTCTTAAAGTTGCAAAAAGAGTTGCGCCAGTATTATTAGTACCCAGGTTATTAATCTGAAGTTCTTTTCCGCCGTTAGTGAATGAGAATCTGTCTGCAGTTAATTCCTCAGTTGTTCCATCAGATCTGATTAGTGCATATCTCTCCTCATCAAATGGTAAGAAAGTTTCATTTGCACCTGCAGTAACTACAGCAGAGAGTTTGTTGGTTGCAATATTAACAGTAAATGTTTTTCTAATTACAATATTAGAAGAAATTAAATCAACCTCAGAGATAAACTGCTTTGGCATTGTTGTGTACAATGCATTTGCATTAAGATCCTCAGCAGATGTTGATAATTTTGTACCAACAATTTTTAAATCATTAATTGTTCTAGCAGTTGGTGGAAGATCTCCATCTAAAACTCCAGTAACTGTAGTAACACCAGTGACGGTAACATCTCCAGCATTAACACTAGTAACTCTTGCACCAATCGGAGTAGCAGAGTCAGTAGTTGTAAACTTTAAAATACTTCCAACTTTTACTTTTGATAAGAAATTAGAAGCAGCGGGTGCAGTAATTTTAGGAGAACCAGCACCAAGTGTTGCTGTGATTGAAGAAACTCCTACATTTACCAAAGTGTCCAGTACAGTGTCAGCAGTAAATGTTACTGCAGCACCGATGCCTCCTGGTAAACTTGGACCACCATAGACTGATTTGATATCAGGTATTCCAGCAGACGTTATTGCAATCGCAACCCTAGAGTTTTCAATACCATCAAAGATTAGTGGTTCATTAAGTACAAAATCACCACTTCTTTCATATACTGTTAGTGCTGCTCCAGCAGAAACATTTTCTCTTAAAAATGCAGTTGCTCCACTATATTTTCCTTTAACATGAACCGGAACCGTTAAGGTAATTGGTTCATTAAGTGTCATGTGAGAGAATGTTTGAATATCATATAGTTGAAGATCCCACTGATTAACATTTGCATTTGTAGCACTATATGATCCGCTCTCTAATGCAAAATCATAGACTCTAGCTAAACCAATTTCTTTTCCAACTAAGGTCTCTGAACTAGACCCAACTCTTCTATCTCTTAAACTTAAGATATAAGTATTACCAATTCCTGTTGTTGGCGAACCAAAAACATTATTCGTTTTAAAAGTTGCTCCAGTATTAAAAAGAATTTCTTGTTTTTCTAATTTTTTGGTTGTTCTTGGTTTTGGTACGTCGAGGTATGTGGTACTAATTGTTTCTACTTCATATCCTTTTACGAAAGCTTTGCCTGGAGAGATTTCATACAGAGCAAGATCATCAGATGCTAATTGTCCACCTTGAGTAAATCTTCCTTCTGCATATACTCCATTGCTACCAACACCATCATCCAATGATTCTCTAACAGACACGTTAAACGGCATGACGGTGTAATCGCCAGACTCTGCGTATGTTCTACGTGCTAACTCATCAGCAATAATGCTGTATTCTGTATTTTTTACCTGAGATTCAAGTACACCATCCCTGATAGTTGCTAGTTCAACGAAATCAGAATCATTGAAATCATCTAAAGACTTAATTGTTAAAGAACAACTAATTTTTAAACGGTCTGCCCCAGGAGAAGCAAAATTATTAAATCCTTTGGAATTATCTGTGAGAGTTTCATCTGTATCAGAGTTAACAATCTCTTCTAAAACCTTAAGACCAACTCTACCACTTGGATTATTTTGATATTGAGATAAGATTAAAGTTTCGTCAGAGACGTTTACAAAATTACCTCTAATAAAATAAACACCATTTGAAATTGAGAATGCCGATCCAGTTGATGTTGCATTCGTGGAAATTGTCGAACAGAAAGATTCCCCAATGGGAATAAAGGGGTTGTTTAACGGACCAGAAATTATATCAACATCAGTGGCTAAAAGTTCACCATCTAAAAATGTTTTTATCTCAGAATCTTGAACACCAGAGGACAAATATGAAAGATAAAGGGTTAAATTACCTCTTTCAGAATTTTCAGACTTTAATATATTTTTTACGTATGCTGTTACACCAGAAGTTAAACCAATTACTTTTCTATCAACTAATTGATCAATATAAAAATCAACAGGAACACCTAAATGAGTGTTATTTAACTCAACTGCTTGATATGACCTAGAATAGGCAGTGTTTCCAGGGATAACCTTTGCACCTTCTTTGAAAAAGTGCTGACCAAACCTTTCAATCTGATTTTGAAGAATAGACTGTAAACCAGTTAGTTCTCTTGCTTGAACTGGATATCCTGGTTTAAACAGGACTCTATGATAATTATCATTAGGGTCAAAATCATCAAAATATGGAGATACATTGAGATTGGTTTGTTGAGCCATGGTTGATTAGAATTGCAATATGATTTTGATATCTTCCTTCTGGTTTGAAGATCTTGTTATAGCAGGTCTATTGTCGGTGTAAATTATCTCACCAGAGAATTGTTTAACCTCAGGCGTGGATACTCCTTTGGTGAAAGTTTGACCCAGGTAATATGTCCTATTATTTATCACCGTTGACAGACCTGAGAAGTCGTCTAGAGTGAGACTTACGCTTCCTCCAGTAATTGTCAATGCTCCGCCAGTATCTGGTGAACCAGTAAATCTGTTTAGATTATAACCAAATGATGGATTAGTTTGTGCGACTCCGACAGTGGTAAATCCTGCAAAAGTTCTCTCTTGCCAAAGTTTTAGTACACCAGTTACTTGATCATAACTAACGACTTTACCTATGGCAGTAACACCAGTTCCAATTGTCTGCTGAACGACAGTATCTTCTGTAAAAATTGCTGAACTATAACCAACTCCAGTCAATCTAAGAGCATAAACTCCACTTGCTTTGTCTAATGTTAAAATTTGATTACTACCAAACGCCAAAGGATTTTCTACAACTCCAATTCTAGCAATTTCATTACCTGTGATAAAATCTGGGTTTTCTACATCATTTTCAACTCTTGAATATAAAAGAACATTTGTTGCACCAAGTTCTCTATTGATGTCCGCACCATGTCCACCCTTAGGAGGAATAATTACATCTAAAACAGGATATTCATTTGGAGAGGGAACACCTCCTGCAATCAAATCTACATTACCAAAAGTATAACCAGATCCCTGATTTGAAACTACAACGCTACCTATCTTTGAATCATTGTTAATTGTTACCGTGCATTCTGCCCCAGAACCATCACCTTTAATGGGAACTTTAGTATAAGTCCTATTTGCAGTTCCTATTCCAACTCCACGATTTTTAATAATTACGGTTTTAAGTCCACCATCAACAGCATTGTCTCTTACAGCAGCATCATCACTGCTAGTTTCCCAATTTGATGGGACTGGCATATAATCAGTGCTGTCAAATCTAACAATATCCGATGGTTTGATAGTATACAAATATTTCCAAATATATCCATCACCACTGGTTCCTGCAGCTCTTGGTTCTAAATCAGTAAATCTTGGTTCATCCAGTGATGGTCTTCCATTTACATTTTCTGGGTCAGTTCCATTCTGAAGACAGATGTAAACTCTATAATCGCTATTTAAAACAAAATAACTTGAGGAATATAATGAAGTTCCGTTAGAGTTTTTTGGAGTATTGTTTATACTATAATCATGTCTATAATAATCATAAGTTCTACCAGACGCCCAGACGTTTTTTGATACTACCTGTTTAGCATCATCTGAGGTAATTTTCTTAAGTGCAATTATAGTATCCCATGTCGAATTCTCATTGGCAAAATTATCAATAGGTGCCGGAGGATCATTATTCCAATCAGCATCAATTATCGTTGGATTTGGAAGTCCGACGAAACTATAATATGCTTTTCCAACCGTATTGAATCCGGCTACAAAATTCTTAGCATTCAATATCCTTATCTGATCAGTTATAATGGCAGACATTTTTGTAATTTTTTTAGTTATTTATTAGGTTACAAACCCAATTGACTTGTATGCGGTTTGTCTTATAATGTATGGTCCAGTTTTAATTCCAACCACACCATTAGAAGTAATGGCATCATAGGACTTAAATCCTTCTCTCTCACTGAATAGAAGTTTACCCCAACTATATCTTCCATAGAAACTACTGATTGCTAGACCAGCAGCGGTGAATCCATTGTAATGTGCGATACTAACAGTGACTCTAGCAACATTAGTAGTTCCAATTCCAATTGAAGATGTGTTGGCGATAGAGACATCAGCAACCCTGTAGATATTATCTAGGAAAGAATTACCAACACCAATTGTATTACCATTTTCATCAAGGGCAGTCACTCCACTTCCAACATTAGACTCATAGACAATAAAGTAATCACCAGTTGCTATTCCACTAGTTGTTGTTTGTGCAGTAACACCAGTATTATCTCTCAATGGAGAATTTGCCTCAATTAGTAAGTCAAATACAATTCCGGTAGATGCAACACCAACAGAAGTGGTACTAATTCCGGTAATAACACCAAAGTCTCCACTATATGAGGTTATAGTGTTATTCTCTGTCTCTGGTCCTGCTGGAGGTCCAATAAGAACGACTGGAGGATTGGTGGAGGTATATCCGGTTCCAGGTGCAGTGATAGTTACGCCGGTAACAACACCAGCAGTAAGGGATGCAACTGCGGTTGCTCTCAACGTGCTTCCCAATCCAACAGGATTACCTATAGTCACGTCTGGGGTTGTGGAATATCCCACACCACCATCAGATAATGTAATAGACGTTATTGTTCCAGCTACAGAAACATTAGCAGTCGCGGCAGCACCAACTGGCACGCTATAATCAAATACGGAAACTTTATTTTGGAATGCCACTGAGAGTTGAGACTCATTGATTGGGTTAAAACCAGGTCTTACATTATCAACGTATATTGCCGTTGATCCAACACCAACAGATTTGATGATATATGCTGTAGGGAAAATGTTTGGTTCATAAAGCCCACGCGACTTGGGAATGACCTTTCCATTAATTAATACATCATTTCTCTGTCTACACCACTCTATGGGTCTTTCTGCTTTTTCATTTTTAGCCAATCCTGGTCCAGGATAGACATTTGTATTTACAGAACTTGCAGAAATGATTGTAGAAACTGATCTCTTATTTTGATTTTGTTCAAAATTACCACTCTTAAATTGAAGTGTGTCACCAACTTTAACGGTTTCTGTTACATCAACATCATTAACGTCAATTTCTCCAGTTCCTCTGTATAGTAAGATTTTAACTGAGTCACCTGCTTTTGGTGCTTCAAGGAATCTAATCGAACTGCCACCTAAGAATTCATAAGATTCTCCAGGAACTTGTATAATATCATTGATAAAGACAAGAAGGTTATCTTGGATGCTAATGTTTGAACCCTTAGCAGCAACAATGGATAAGAATTCTCCTTCAGATTTAATTGGGAATACTACCCTTTGACCATTAAACAGTGAAGAGAATTCATCCAAAACTTGGAACTCGCCCACAGACCATGCGTTAAACGAATCTCCATCAACTCTATCCACTGTTAGTTCAAAATTATCAAGAGTTTTTGTTGGATCTGTTGGAATTCCGACAGTTCC